TTTTTTAAGGAATTGTGTATGAAAAATTTAAATATTCATTGTTCAAAATGTTATAAACCTCTCTATGTAGAGCAATTAGATGGCGAACAACTAGTTGATAATTATGTTTATAATTCTGAAAAGGATTTAGAATATATAGAACTGGCTCACTCAGAATGTAGACCAGAATGGATTGGAGATGATCTATGCAAGTCCATATAAGCACTATGTCAGGAAAATTAGAGGATCTTGAGGCTATTAATACCAATACTTTATCAAATATTTTCTGTAAGCAAATGCACAAGGCAAGAAATAAAAAAATAATCTGTAAAGAATGTTATAGTTTTGAGATGTTAGAAAGTTTTAGAAAGAATTGTGTTGATGCTTTTCAAAGAAATAGTGATTTACTTTCTAACCATGAATTAACTGCCGAACAAATACCTATATTTAAGAAACCTTATGTTAGATTTTCTGCTCACGGAGAATTAATTAATTTATTACACTTACATAATCTTGTTCTCATTGCAGGTTCAAATCCTAAAACTAGGTTTGGATTATGGACTAAAAGAAAATTACTTATTAATACTTATTTTAATAAAAATCCATTTAAGAGATTGAACAATACCAAACCGTTAAATTTAGTTATAATTTATTCTAATCCTATAATAGGAACTATCCTAGACAAACCACCCAATCAATACTTTGATAAAACATTTAATAATGTTGATGAAAATGAGTTCGTGGAGCAACAAAACTGCACAGGGCAGCAATGTAAAAATTGCTTACTATGTTATAGAGATAATGACGTGACAACCATCGTAGAAAAAGTAAAATTCTATGGTAAAAAGAAGTAAGCTGTGATATAATTATATAAACTTGAAAGGAACTATCAAATGGCCGACATTAACATCCATCGTGTTACCGAAAAACCTGAGTTTACAACTACTGTTCATGACCATTTTGTTTGTACTACTATAGCTGTTAAAACAGAAGACGGTACAGATACAATAAAATTATTCATTGATGGTACTGATCCTTTTATAACTTCTATTAATGGTAAAAAGATAGGGGAATAACTATGGAAGATGTAGTCAGCTTAACATCTCAACAAATCAAAGGTCTTGTATATCATTTGAATGAAGAACTATATCGACAAGCGTTACACGGTGACAATCAAAGACGCATTGTTACTGAAGGTTTATTAAATGGATGTGTTAACTTCTATAACAGTCCTACTATTCCAAATTCAATTGAAGAACAGGAGAAAGATCTATGAGCTTACCTTTTCAAATAGAGGCCCAGAATGAAGACATCTATGAAAAACATTTAGAAAAAATGTTAGCAATACATAAAGATGTTGGTAAAGCAGAGCTTGAAGCTGTTATCTTAACAGATAAAGAGATCGAGGAGGGAGAATGATAAAAAGTTCATTACAATTAATATTAGGTATATTATTAATTATAGGTATGGTAGCTCTATTCACTGTTATTATATAAGGAGATAAAATATGTATGAAGTAACTATAACTTGCCCCGATTGTGATGGGGCAGGTTCCTATGCCCCAACATCCGACCTGTCATGTAGTATAGAACATGAATGTTGCGTATGTGATGGGACAGGAGAAAAAATCTTTAAAGAAGTAACAGAACTCTATGAAAATACTCAAGATCTTCTTAAAGATTACCCAACTGCTTTAAATGTGAGGGTAGCATGAGTGATAAAAAAGCAACAGGTTTTGTACAAACAGGAGAACCTATCCCAGAACTAGATGAAGTTTTTGGGCATACTAAAAATAGTTTAAAGAAAATTCATATGCCTATTGATGACCCATATATTATGGGAAAGATCCCACAAGCAAAAGTCCAAGTAAACTTATGTATAGATAAAGTAAAGTCTATACGTTACTTGTGTGATGAAAGTATAAATCAATTGGAGGAATTGAAGGAGGAGTTGACCAAGCTATGAATGAGATAGAAATTCTTAAAAGAAATGTCCAAGACCTGCAAAAACAGTTGCAGAATAGTCACATTAGAATTAAAAAACTCCGAGCCAAACTTATGCAGAATGAGAAGCTACTCAATATGTTAAGAAAGAAACCATGATATTAGAAGAACTGCAAAAAGAACTGGATAATTTACCTAGTCAAGATCCCCAATTTATAATAGGATGGTTGATGGCTCAAGTTATTTACCTAAAGGAAAAAGAAAATGAGAAAGCAGAGAGATCCGAATTGGAGATGGCTTCGAGCTTTAAAATGTAAAGTACTTAGTATTAAGAAAGGTAAAGGAAGTTATAATAGAAATTTTAAACATAAAGGAGAGGCGAATGACCGATGAAGAGATTGAAGTAATCGTGGATACGGAGATCAAGAAAGGTTTTAAAAGTCCTACTAGAGGATGGGTAATGACAAAAATTCTCAAGAAATTTGATGATCCTCTTGATTATAAATATGCAAGAGACTATATTATTAATGATTTGTGCAGCGTTCAGTAAGCTAGTTACTAGTACCTACTACTACGTAGTAGTAAGTAGGTACTTGTAACTAGAGGAGTGAGATTAAATGGGCATACCTAAATTTAAAGATAGAGTTGAAGTAGAAACTTTCCTTTCATATCAAGATGGAGGTGACGCATGGTATAGACCAATGGTAGAAGAGTATGTAGAAATGTGTGGTTCTGATACAAAAGAAGTAGATATAACAGAACTTAACGCATGGCTCAAACAAGAACTAACATCCTTAGAAAACGGTTACGATGAGTACCTAGATAATTAATTATGGAGAAAGAGTATGTTTGATCACAGCAAGATAGATTTCTTAGTAGAGAAGTTCCCACTTATTAATGAGTGGCAAGCAGGTGAAGACCTAGTTCCTTATACCAAAGCAGAAGAAGTACCTTCAAATATTGGGGTAGGTCTTAGGCGTACAGATACTAAAGCACCTATAGGTATAGTCTCTGATGAATATCAGACTGTACAGTATCTTGATATTGTAGATGGTGTAGAGCAAGCACTACAAAGGGCTGAGATAGACATGACTGAGGCTGACTTTACAACTAATGTCTATGATCACGGAGCTAAACTCGAACTCAGAGCTAAGTTCCCTGCCCATGCTATGACCATGAGAGAAGGAAAAGATAATATTATACCTGAGTTTGTCTTCAGGACTTCTCATAACAGGACATGGGCTAACAATGGTATGATGGGATTGTGGAGATCCTTCTGTTATAATACATTAGTATCTGGTCACAAGCTGGCTTATGTTTATGGTAGGCATACCAAGAACTTTAACATCTCTGGGTTTGCTGCTAAAGTTAAGACAGCAGGTGAGTTTATCTCTGGCTCTGGTCTTGAAGAGATGCGTAACTGGTATGATACTCCAGTAAAAAGGTATGAAGCTATTAATCTATTCACTAAGACACTGGCACAACGTACTGATAATGTTAGTAAAAAGAAGGTAGCTAACAAGGTAATGTTATCTAACCTCATGAAGATCTTTGATGAAGAAAACCGTCACATACATGGAAGTGGACGCTACGAAGGCTATGCCAAGAGAGAGGAAGGAACCCTCTGGACTGCATACAATGCGGCTACCTACTGGTCTTCACACCCTGATAGTAAGGGTGGAAGCTCACCCCACAATGTGAAGGTTAGCAGAGAAGATAAGGTCAGGAAGATGCTGGTTTCTCAAGAATGGGAGGCGTTGGCAGCATAATGCAACTCAGAAAAGAAAGGATCGAACAAGTCAAGGACATTGCCTTGGCTAATTTAAAGAGGGCTGACAACAGCAGAGGGGATCTGGACAAGGAGAAGTACTGGTCCCTCTATCGGGCTGATGTTAGAGAACTACTCAGTATAGTTAAAAGTCTTGAAGAGGAGAGAGACAAATGTTAATAGTATTTTCTATGATAACAAATCTTATTTTTTATATAGAGAACAAGGAGTTCTTTGATGAGGTACATCAACAAACATCTACTAACCCTGACCTAGAATGGAATTATGTAGGGAAGCAGAAGGTTAACCCTAATGTTAAGTCTATTACAGTAGGAGATGACTACATTTATTTTAGATTGGAAGGAAAGTAAATGAGTGTCATCGAGGGTAAAGTATGGGGTAGTACAGAACCTATAATACAGTCACCATCCATAGAATTACATAGAATTAAAGTAAAGCTTGGTGCTTACTGTTCACAGCATAAACATCAATCAAAGATTAATATATTCTATGTAATCAGTGGTGAGTTAGAGATACAAAGATGGAAAGACTACGGCTTATGTGATAGTACACGTCTGTTTGCTGGCGATACTTCTATCGTACCAGCAGGTGAGATGCATAGGTTCGTAGCCCATCAGGAAACCGAAGCTTTAGAGCTGTACTGTACTGAATTAAAGCATCATGATATACAGAGAGAAAATGTAGGTGGAGAATCATATTTAGAAAAGGAAAATGTAATAGAAGACGGCTCAATACTGGGCAACTTATTTACAAAAGTAGAATAGGAGGGACAAATGGATATCATAACACTATTATTATTACTCTTATTATAGGAGAAAAAAATGTCATATATTATTGTTCACATATATGATCCTAAAGATATAGAAACAATGGATGTATTACCTGATGAGAAGGGAGATTCAATTCAGATATTTGATAATAAGATTGAAGCTATTCAATTCTTAAATCAGATTGGAATGGATAGAAATTCTTGGATAGATTCGGATGTACATGTAGTGAGATTACAATGATAAAATTATTGTTATCTGTTTTAATATTTATTCTTTTAGTATTACCTGCCAAGGCAGAGGAGTTTGATTGTCTGGTTGAGGCTGTCTATCACGAAGCTAGGTCAGAGAGTTTACTAGGGATGCTTAGTGTAGCTAATGTAATACTAACAAGAAAAGAAAGCAGTAACTTTCCTAATACAATCTGCCAAGTAGTACATCAAGGAAGATACTGGAAAGGTAATCCCGTCAGGGATAAATGCCAGTTTAGTTATTGGTGTGATGGTAATCCCGAAAGATTTATAGAAATTGAAGGGTTAATTAAATCTATTAATGTTTCAGAGATGGCACTGAAAGGTATACAAGTAAAGCAAGCTGTTGGTGCTACCCATTATCATGCCAACTATGTGACCCCTAGCTGGGCATCTGACCCTCACTTTAAAGCTTTAGGATCAATAGGTAAACACCTATTCTACATTGACATGAGGGAGTGACAGGAGTATACTATGCAGACAAAAGAAAATATGATTACTAAGTTACATAAAAATATTGAACATCTCAATCAACAAGTAGAGGAGAAAGATCAGGTAATAAGAGAGTTGCGTAAAAAATTAGAAGACTTAGGATATAAGAAAGCAGTTCAAGAATGGGTAGAATTATGAGTAAAAATTTATTTCAAAAGGAGAGACACAATATATTTAGACATCTGGTATACCAATACCATAAGGAAGGGTACTCTCAAAAGGAATCTAAAAAATTAGCCAAGAAAGAAACGGATGAGATTATGGAAGACAAAGAAAGTTTTATGAACATTCTTTTAAAGGAGACATTCGATGATATCTAAATGGAATATTGTACTTGAAAAAGAAATTGGTAACATAACCGTAGGATCTTATAAGAATAAGAAACATGCTCAAGAAGAAATAGAATATAGATATACTTTATGTCGCCACATGGGATACGAACCAGACATATCCTATATATTACAGAAAGCTACAACCATTAAATAGGAGCAGCCATGACACAAGGATGGCTTGACAGAGGCTCATGTCCAGAATGTGGGTCAAGTGATGGGAATGTTCAACATTCTGATGGACATTCATTTTGTTTTAGTTGTGACACTAGATTTGGAGAAGGTATGGAACATAAATCAAAAGTAATTTTAATGTCAGAGCCTAAAAAATATTCAGGCGTTGAACACAGTAAGATGCAAGGTATTATAGCTGCTATCCCAGACAGGAAAATTACTCAGGATACAGTAAGAAAATATAATACTGAAATTAAATCGACAGGTTCTATAATTACTCACCACATTTATAAATATTATGACGAGGAGGGTAATCATACAGCCAATAAGATTAAAGAAGTTCAGAATAAAAAGTTCTGGTCAGAAGGTAGTCTATCAAAGGCCGTCCTGTTCGGACAGAATATTTTTAATAGAGGTGGTAAGTATATAACTATCTGCGAAGGAGAGATAGATGCTATGTCAGCTTACGAATTGCTGGGTAGTAAGTGGCCTGTTGTTTCTATAAAGAATGGAGCAGCCTCTGCTTTAGAAAATTGTAAGCAATCCTTTGAGTATCTAAATAAATTTGATAATGTAGTCTTATGTTTTGATAATGATAAAGCAGGACGAGCGGCATCCCAAAAGGTAGCTCAGTTATTTGAACCTAATAAATGTAAGATTATTTCTCTTGAATTTAAAGATGCTAATGAATATTTAAAGTTTAACAAGAGAGAGAAGTTTACTCAGGCGTGGTGGGATGCCAAGAACTATACACCTGCTGGCATTATAAACCTTGCTGATCTAGGCGATAGTCTTTATGATGAAACATATAATGAAACTTGTTTATATCCTTGGCCTAAGATGAATGAGAAAACATATGGGATAAGAACTGGAGAGCTTGTTACTTTTACTAGCGGTGCTGGTATGGGAAAGAGTTCTATCATTAGAGAGCTTATGCATCACATCATGATGAATACATTAGATAATATAGGTATCCTTTGTATGGAGGAGAACATAAAGAATACAGCTTTCAATATCATGAGCGTGGAAGCTAATGCTAGATTGTATATTAAAGAAATTAGAGATCAGTTTACTAATGACCAATTAAAAGAATGGCAGAAGAAAACTATTGATAATAAAAGGTTCTATGCTTTTGATCATTTTGGATCTGTATCTAACGATGAAATTCTAGATCGTGTAAGGTACATGTCCAAAGCATTGGATTGTAAGTGGGTATTTCTGGATCATCTCTCTATATTAGTATCAGGAAACGAGGAGTTTGGAGATGAAAGAAAGTCTATAGATGTTCTAATGACCAAGCTTAGATCCCTCGTAGAGGAAACAGGGATAGCCTTACTGCTTGTCTCTCATCTACGTAGGCCAGCAGGAGATAGAGGACATGAGGATGGCAGAGAGGTCAGTCTCTCTCATCTTAGAGGGTCAGCTAGTATAGCTCATCTATCTGATAGTGTTATAGCTATGGAAAGAAATCAACAAGCAGAGGATGAGCATGAGGCAAACACTACTACCATTCGTATACTTAAGAATAGATATACAGGTGAAACAGGTATAGCATGTTATTTATTTTATGATAAAGAAACAGGACGTATGTCTCAGGTTGACAATCCTTTTATGGAGAATGATAATGAAGAAACCATTTAGTAAAACACTATATGATATAGCAGATACTACTGCTAAACAAAAGATGATTGGATGGTTGGAACATACTCAACCTAAATGTACTGTTAATTCAGAAGAGACTACTTACTTTGATCTGACTGTCAAGACAGATGATGGTGGAGAATCACAACTTTATGAAGTAGAAATTAAGTATGCATGGAAAGATGAATGGCCCAGTACATGGGATGAGTTACGTATTCCTTTCAGAAAGAAAAGATTATTGGACAAGTGGAAGGATACCCATCGAAAATGTTTATTAACTTTCATAGTTTTTAATCATGATTGTAGTAAGGCATGGCATATAGATGGGGATACAGTACTGGAAAGTGAAGTCAAAGAAGCACCTAATAAAAATATTAGAAAGGGAGAATTGTTTTTTCACATCCCTATAAAACAAGCTTATCAAGTGGATATGACCTATGAAAAGAGCGATAGTTGATATAGAAGCAGACAGTCTTAACCCTAACATTATTCATTGCATTGTAGCTCATTCTTATGATGGAGGTACAGAAAAAGTTTGGATCGAAGAGGAGTGCCAACAGTTCGGGGATTGGTCTAAACACATAGACCAGTTTGTAATGCATAATGGTATTAGTTTTGATGCTCCTATCTTAAATAGATTAATAGGTTCTGATATTAAATTAAATCAGATACGAGATACTCTTATTGAATCTCAATTATACAATCCTATTAGAGATGGAGGACATTCCCTTGAGGCATGGGGAGAAAGGCTTGACTTTCCCAAGGGAATTTTTACTGAGTTTGAATATTATAGTCCAGAGATGTTAGAGTACTGTAAGAAAGATGTCGAGTTGACAGGTAAACTTGCCAAGGCTCTGGAAGAAGAAGGGAAGATGTTTTCCACACGCTCTTACGAACTAGAAAGAAAAGTTAGAGCTATTATAGATCAGCAGCAGATGAATGGCTTTGCTTTTAATATAAGAAAGGGAATGCTTTTATTGTCTAGGCTTGAAGATGAACAGCACCAACTTGAAAGAGATGCAGAAGAAATGTTTGAACCTGTTGTTACTTACTCTCCTGTTAGAAAGGTACGTAAGAGTACATCTTTTAATATTGCCAGTAGAAAACAAATAGCTGATCGTCTGATGGAGAAAGGGTGGAAGCCTAAGCATCGTACCGATAAAGGAAATATTATAGTCTCTGAAGAAATTCTTGATAAAATAAATATGAAAGAAGCTAAAATGTTTAGCCGATACTTCCTCTTACAAAAACGTACAGGCTTACTTAAATCTTGGATACAGGCATGTGATGAGGATGAGAGAGTCAGAGGAAAAGTATTAACCTTACGTACCGTGACAGGTAGGATGGCCCATCACAGTCCTAACATGGCCCAAGTACCAGCCAGTTATAGTCCTTACGGTAAGGAATGTAGAGAGCTATGGACAGTATCTAATTCTGATACCCATACTCTAATAGGTACTGATGCCAGTGGCCTTGAGCTACGTTGTCTTGCTCACTACATGGAAGATGAAGAGTTTACTAAGGAAGTTCTTACCGGGGATGTCCATACAGCCAATCAGAAAGCTGCTGGGTTAGAGACAAGGGATCAAGCAAAGACATTCATCTATGCTTTTCTTTATGGTGCAGGGCCAGCAAAGATAGGTAAGGTAGTAGGTGCTGGTGCTAAGAGAGGACAGCTATTAATTAAAAACTTTCTACAGAATATGCCGAAGTTAAAAAGATTAAGAAATAATATTATGGAAGCTTCTAAGACAGGAAAGGTTGGAGCTTTAGATGGTAGACAGTTACATATCAGAGCTTCTCATGCCAGCCTTAATACTCTCTTACAAGGAGCAGGAGCTATCGTATGTAAGCAGTGGTTGGTACAAATGGATAATCATATTAGAAAAGTAGGAGTGGATGCTAAACTAGTAGCATCTATCCATGATGAATATCAATTTGAAGTTTCTAAAAAGGATGAAGAAGAATTTGGACAGATAACTAAAGATGCTATGCATGAAACAACAGAGATATTAAATATGAAATGTCCTCTGGATTGTGAGCATAAGATAGGGAATACATGGGCAGAGACACATTAATAAATTAGATGTTGATCTACTGTCTAGAGTATGATATACTTCCCCAACAATAAGAAAGGAAATGAACCTTTAAAGTTTAACGTTAATTGTAATTATCAAAAAAGGAGTAACGTATATGAGTATCATTTCAGGCGAAGCTTATTGGGCGCATGTCATTACCCCCAACACTAAATTTAATCCCGATGGCGAGTGGTCAATTGAGGTTTGTAATCTTAATGCAAAGAATAAAAAGGTTGCAGAAGGTGATGGCCTTACCATTAAAAATAAAGGTGATGAGCGTGGAGAGTTTGTCACCCTCAAACAATATGCTCGTACCAAAGATGGTTCTTCCCGTACCATTGCAGTAAAAGATTCTGAACGCAATCCCTTTCCAAGTAACAAGCGTATAGGAAATGGTTCAAAGGTTAATGTATCTTACTTTCCTAAAGAATATACTGTGTATGGTGGTGGAGTTAAAGGTTATCTGAATGCTGTACAAGTGCTAGAGTTAGTAGAGTATGACACAGATGACTTTGATATTGTACCCGGAGGGTACACAAATGAAGGGTTAGAAGAAATACCCTTCGCCTCGTAACATCTAAAGGAGATTAGGGAGGGTGGTAAACTTTATCCAAGCTCAGTTAAAAGTTTACTACCCTCTTTTTTTATAAATGAAAAAAACAATTGATACTTTAGTTGAAGATATAAATAATTTATTTTCTTTTAATCCTGTTACTATGGATGAGAAAGATGTAGATAAATGTATAGATACTTTTGGTGACATGATTAAGTTACATGTTAAGAAATTTTTATACGAGAAACCCTCAACAAATGGGCATTTAAGATTGTCTTCTATAGGGAAACCAGACAGACAGTTATGGTATAATTTAAATATTAAAAAAGAAGAAGCTCTTACACCCAGCACTAGAATTAAATTCTTATATGGATATATTCTTGAAGAGTTTCTTCTTCTCTGTTCTTCAATAGCAGGACATACAGTTACACATCAACAAAAAGAAGTGGAAGTAGGAGGAGTTAAAGGACATCAAGATGCTATGATAGATGATGTTCTGGTTGATTGTAAAAGTTCTTCTGGAATAAGCTTTCAAAAGTTTAAAAGTAATGCTCTAATTAACGATGATCCTTTTGGTTATATCGCACAGATCTCAGCCTATGCTGAAGCTAATGGTGTAGATGAGGCTGCTTTTTTAGTAATAGATAAATCAACTGGAGATATATGTCTTACTCCTGTTCATTCGATGGAGATGATTAATGCGGATAAAAGAATTAAGCATCTTAAGAAAATGGTTACTGATTCTAACCCTCCTGATAGATGTTATGATCCTGTTCCTGATGGGAAGTCTGGTAATTATAAGCTTGCTATTGGGTGTATTTATTGTAGCCATAAAAGAGAATGTTGGAAAGATATTAATGATGGTAAAGGCCTACGTGTCTTCGAGTATGCAAAAGGTAAAAGATATTTGGTACAAGTAAGAAAAGAACCAGATGTTTTAGAAGTGGTTAACTGGTAATGCATTGGGAATATAACGAAGATCCAGATCTAGGTAAGTTTGGATTTGTTTATCGCATTACAAACTTAAAAAATAAGAAAGCTTACATTGGGTGTAAGCAATATTATTTTTTTAAAAAGGGAAGAAAGAAAACAGAATCCAATTGGAAATCTTATATGGGTTCGAGTAAACCTCTTACAGAAGATATTAAAAAGATTGGAAAGAAACATTTTAAATTTGAAATTATTGCAGAGTTTGGTAATAAAAGAAGTTTAAAATATTATGAATGTTGTTATCAAATAAAATATAATGTATTAACTTCTACATTGGAAGGGACAGATGAGCCAGCTTTTTATAATAATTTTATAGGCGGTAAGTTCTCACGGCCTATTCAAGAACATGTTCCAATTTGATCTTTCTTCCCTCACTTCCACACAATCTCTATATGATTTAACAAATAAACATTCATATAAAACATTATATTTATCTGTTATTGTTCAGGCTCTCCTTGATCTAACTAAACCTGAACAAGAAGGAGAGGCTAGTCATATAAAAGTACATAGGAAGCAAGCCGATGCTTGGTTTTTTTCTTCTATTGGAACTACCTGTGAAGACTTTGAACAGGTATGTAATCAAGCTGGTGTTTCCTCATATAAAGTTAGACACTATGCATATGAAGTTATAAAATCAGGAGATATCAAAGATGTCAGGAAAAAATTTAAAGCCCTCCTCTAATCCTTTAGACAAACAGATTGGAGGAGATCATTATAAAGATTGTATTATACAGCCCACAGTTTATTGTCAGTTGAACAAGTTAACTACGTGTGAATCTAATATTGTGAAGTATGTTACCAGACATAATAAAAAAGGAGAAGGTAAGGAAGATATTAAAAAGGTAATTCATTATGCTGAACTGTTGTTAGCATTAGAATATCCAGAGGAAGGAGAGCAAACAGATCTATTTAATGATTTAATAGAGAGGGGTAAACATGTTTAAGTCTAATCGTAATCCACAATTCAGATCCAAGTTTAGTGAGGACATTTTCTATACCAAGTATTCTCATGAAGGAGCAGAGACTTTTCATGAGTTAGCCTGTACACTGGTAGAGGATGTCTGTCAAAACAATTTAAGTAAAGATGAGAAGGAAGCATTGATAGATCACATCTCTAATCTAAGGTTCTTGCCCGGAGGTAGGTATCTTTATTATGCTGGCAGGGAAAAGAAGTTCTTTAATAATTGTTATCTCCTTAAAGCAGAGGAAGATACTAGAGAAGATTGGGCTAACCTGTCTTGGAAGTCTGAGTCCTGTCTGATGACGGGTGGTGGTATTGGTGTAGACTACTCTACCTACAGACCTGAAGGTCTAACCCTGAAAGGTACTGGTGGTGTTTCCAGTGGCCCTATACCTAAGATGCAGATGATTAACTCTATAGGTCAGAAGGTAATACAGGGTGGTAGTAGAAGGGCTGCTATCTATGCATCCTTGAACTGGAAGCATGATGATGTAGATAAGTTTCTTACAGCCAAGAACTGGTTTGATATGCCAGTAGGAAAGACAGGTAAGACTTTGTTTGATATTAAACAAGATGACT